TAAAGCGGCATCTTATGTGCCTAATATATTAAGTAAAGTATTGAATGACCCATTCTTAAGAGAAACAGAAGGTTTCATGGAAGCTTATCAAAAAAGATTAGGCGGTATTGGTTTACCTAAACAATATAATTTATTTAATTCAAATAAATGGATTTTTCCTGTTGAAAAAAATCAAGTAATATTATTTCCTTCAAATTTAGTGCATGGAGTTGATGAAGATCAAAGAGAAGGAGTAAGATTAAGTTTGGCGTTTAATGTATTTTTAAAGGGCAGATTAGGTAATACAAGAAATTTAACTGAATTAATTTTATGATAAATTACGACAATAAATTTTTACATCAATTTATAAAAACATATGATGTTGTTGGTAAAGATATTTGCAATCGTTGTATAAAAAATGTTGAACAAAGTGATCTTTGGCAAGAACATACTTTTTATAACGAGACAGATAAAAAAGCATTTAAAGAATCAGGAAAAGATGAATTGTCTGTTTTGTATTATGATTTATGTTTAGGTAAAGAAAAGAAAATTATAATGGATTTAATTTGGGACACTTTACAAAAATATTTTAATGATATAGACACACCGTGGTTTACTGGATGGACAGGGTATACTGCTATTAGATTTAATAAATATAAAAAGAATAAAAAGATGGCTTCTCATTGTGACCATATACAAACTATTTTTGATGGCACTATTAGAGGAATTCCTTTTTTAAGTATTGTAGGTTGTTTAAATGACAACTATAGCGGGGGTGAATTTATTATGTTTGACAACAAAGAATATAAAATAAAAACAGGTCAAATATTAATTTTTCCTTCATCATTTATGTTTCCACATAAAGTTAATCCTGTTACAAAAGGTATTCGTTATAGTTATGTATCATGGGTTTATTAGAAGAATTTTCAAAACAATTAGAATACATTAAATATCCAAAACAAAAAACTTCTTGGAATATAGCAGGAATTATAAAAGGAAAAAATGGATTTTATAAGTTTGATGTTAGAGATATGTTTAAAATGCCTGATGGTAAAATGGCTCAAAATGGAAAAACAATAAGCAAAGCAGAAAAAATGGTTTTTAGTATTAAAGATCAATGGGTTATTATTGACTTAGAAGAATTGTATCAATATTTAAAAGAAAAAAAGGTCAAAAAAGTTTACTTAGATGATTTGATATCCAGCTTAGATTGGAATATAATACTACCAAAAAACTAAAAACTATATATAAGTAGGTGTTATGCTACAGAAAATAGGATTTCAGCCAGGAATAAACAAACAAATTACAGAAACCGGAGCAGAAGGGCAATGGGTAGATTGTGATAATGTTAGATTTAGATATGGAACACCAGAAAAAATAGGTGGTTGGAATCAATTAGGACAAGCAGGCAGTAACGAATTAACAGGAGCCGCTAGAGGACTACATCATTTTATTAGTTCTACATCTATTAAGTTTTCTATTATAGGAACTAACAGAATTTTATATGCATTTTCTGGAGGTATATTTTACGATATACATCCTATTCAAACAACAACCACGCTTACAAATGCCTTTAGCACAACCAATGGATCGCCAACAGTAACTATAACTTTTGCTAGTGGACACAATTTAGTTGCTGGAGATATACTGTTGATGGATAATTTTACGACAATAACAGGTTCTAATTTTGGAGCATCTGATTTTGACGATAAAAAATTTATGGTGGTAACAACACCAAACAATACAACTATAACAATTACAATGCCCTCTAATGAATCTGGTTCGGGTGCAACGACATCTGGTGGTATTAGAATACAAAAATACTATACTGTAGGTCCTGCTGTTCAAGCAAAAGGTTTTGGTTGGGGATTAGGAACTTGGGGTGGAGAAGACTCATCAGCTATTACAACAACGTTAAATGGTGCATTATTAGATGATACTGCAGGAA